AGCACAGAGGAGCCAGTCCACGTTGGCCGAGTCGAACGCGCACTCGGCATTGAGGTCAACGTGATGGAGGAGGTGTACGCGGAGAGCCTCGAGGCATGGCGCCTTGGGGTCTCCCGCCTCCTCGAGGCTGCCATCGAGGAGCAAGAGCTCTCCCTCGGTGACCCCGACGATGATGAGCTCGTCCGCCTTGCCCGTGAGGAGAAGCGCTACAAGGGCAAGAGGACCTGGTGGGTCCCGGGCCGTGCGGACGGGAGGACCTTCTGGCGGGGCTATCCCCTCTCGAAGGTCATCCCGGTTCTCGAGCCTCTCAAGGTGCGGCCCATCACCGTGGCCCCCGGGATCCTGAACTACTGGGGGACGGTCTTCCAGAAGGCCCTCCACGGGTTGATGCGGAAGCACCCTTGCTTCCGGCTCCTGGGTCGGATGCCCTCGCCGACAGACCTGCCCGACCTCCGGTCCCACGCACACCCGGAGGCATCAACTCACTGGGCGTCGAGCGACTTCTCTGGTGCCTCCAACGGCACCCCCGCCCTCCTGCGGGACAGGATCATGGAGGAGCTGCTTGTCTACGTGGGCGACCCCCGCGTCCAGTGGGGCTGCCGTGAGTCGAACGGCCCGCAGTGGTTCTGCTACGGGACGGAGATGATGTTCGGCGTCCCCGAGGGCTACCATGGTGGCTACCGGAGGGACCGCGTCTGCCTCCAGACCCGCGGCACGGTCATGGGCCGGAAGACCTCCTTCGTGGTCCTGAGCCTCCAGGTTCTCGCAGCACACGTGTGTGCGCTCCGCCGCTGGGGTGACCGCCGGGACTTTTGGGAGATCCTCCTCGGGGTCCTCATTAACGGGGACGACCGCCTGACCGTCAGCAGCCCTGGTCAGGATCGCCTCTTCTGGCAGACCTGCGAGCGCCTGCAGTTCTCGGAGTCGGTGGGGAAGTCGTACCTGCACGTCGCGTACGCCAACATCAACAGCCAGGGCTACTGGTGGGACCTGAGGAGGGCCGGCGGCCAGCCCTCCTGGGTGGGCGGGCTCTACTGCGGGCTCCTGGCCGGGATGAAGAAGCTGGCGGAGCCCTTCGATCCCACCGCCCCGGTGAGCGCACTCCTCGACTCGTGCCGGAACCCCCAGCAGGAGCACTGGGTCATGAGGACCTACCTCAAGTGGCACCGGAGGTCCCTTGGCCTCTTCCTCGGGGGCCGGAACCTTTTCCTGCCCGCCAACCTGGGTGGTTGTGGTCACCGCCGGCCGGCCCCGTGGTTTACCCGGGCTGGTTGTGAGGTCGTGTGGAAGACCCGGGTCTCTGACCGTCAGCACCAGCTGGCGAGGCTGATGAAGGGTGCGCAGAACCTCCAGCTCAAGGGCCTGCAGACGCGCGTGGCGGACCGGGGTCACGGCTCGGCACCCTGGAACCCGGAGGTGGCAGGGACCCTCTGGGAGGCGGCTCGCCAGCGCATGGTGCTCGAGCTCGGCCGGGAGGAGGCCAACCGGGAGAAGCCCTCCCCCGCCTTCTGCCTTGGTGGCCCCCCCGACCCGGAAGGGCTCGCCGGGACGGTAAGTCTGGAGGCCATGTCCCGCTGGTGCGAGTCCGAGGGTGTCACGCCCGCTAAGATCCACCGCCTCGACTGCTTTCGCCGCCATGAGCCGGTCTGGGGGCCGTCCCACATCCAGCGCCGGTCGTTGGAGGCGGAGCCCTACCGGCTCGCCCGGGCCCGGGTCCCGGACTACACGCGGAACCCCCTCGCGGACGACATCGACGCGATACTGGCGGAGAGCCATCGGACGCTCCCCCACGTCGTCCCGGCTGTGACCAAGTGGGCGCGCCACCCCTGTGGGTCAGTCGAG